AAGAAAAACAATTTTCGGTTGATGATGCAATAAAAGAGTTTGATGAATTAGAACAACATAGAGATATTATGGAACGAAACTTTGATTTAATGCAATTACACAATGTAAATATATCAGCATCAGCCAAAACAAAAACAATAGATAAAGTTAGAGAACCAATACCTAAATTACAAAAGGAAACATTTAAGAAAATGTTCATAGAGGATAAAATGTATTCAGCACTTCCTAATTTAGAAACTTGGTTGCAAACTAAATTTCAAACATTAGTAAAATTTATGGGACAAAAATGAAATTTCCTTTACATCATTTATACGGATTAAACAAATCTAAACCTATGGTAGAAGTAGATGGGGTTGATGTTCCATTACAATGGGACTATTGTGATTTAGAAGGATTACCACCATTAAGAGAAAAAGGTTCTATGAATGACCACGGAGCAATTCCAAAAGGTCAGTATAATGATTTACCTGAAACATTTGTGGATATGAAAGGTAATGAATATAAAATAGAAGATATACATTGTATGTGGAGCAGTGAATAAAAAAATTTATTTAATTTTGAAAATAAAAACAATATTTATATATGGGTAGAAAAGTAATATACAAAACAAAAAAAGAAAAGAAAGAAGCTCAGTTAAAATGGCAACGAGAACACTACGAGCGTAATAAAGAAAAATTAAAGTTACAAGCCCGACAACGATATCGTTTAAAACAACAAGAAAAAATTAGAAAAGAAACAAGGGATAAGTTATATGGAGAATGAAAAACTAACGAGTTTTGGAAATTCATTTCAGTCTAAAATTATAGCATCATTATTGGTTAAGAAAACTTTCTTACAAACCATATCAGATATTCTACAAGAAGAATATTTTGATTCTGATGCCAACAAATGGTTAGTTAAAAATATTATCTCTTACTTTTATGAATTTAAAACAAGTCCAACATTAGAAGTAATCAAAGTAAAGATAAATGATGTAGAAGATGATATATTGAAAACATCAATCATAGATAAATTAAAAGATGCTTGGAATCATAGAGAATCAACAGATTTAGAATTTACTCAAAAAGAAACTATTAAGTTTTGTAAAAATCAAAAATTAAAAAATGCAATTATTGATTCAGTTGTATTATTGGAAAACCAAGACTATGATGAAATCAAGAAAAAAGTTGATGAAGCAATGTCAGCCGGAACTGAAAGAGATATAGGACACGATTATTTAGTAAGTTTAGATGAAAGGTTATCTAAATCAGCAAGAGATGTTGTTGAATCTGGTTGGAGTGAAATAGATGATATTATGGACGGAGGTTTAGGTGGTGGAGAACTTGGTGTCATTGTTGCTCCAGCAGGTATTGGTAAATCTTGGGCTTTACAATGTATTGGAGCCAATGGATTAAAAAAAGGAAAAACAATTGTTCATTATTCATTAGAGTTAAATGAAAATTATGTAGGGTTAAGATATGATACTATATTTACCGGTGTAACAACATCTAATATAAAGTATTATAAAGATGATGTCAAGAAAAAATTAAAAAAACTACCTGGAAAATTAATGATTAAATATTACCCAACAAAATCAGCGTCAGTTCAAACATTAGGTTCTCATTTAAAACAATTAGAACTACAACAAATAAAACCAGATATGGTGTTGGTTGATTATGCTGATATTTTAATGGGTATTGGAAAAGAAAAAAGATTTGTATTAGAGTCTATTTATGAAGATTTAAGAGCTCTAGCAGGAGAATTAAATCTACCGATTTGGACTGCTTCACAAGCCAATCGTTCATCATTAGAAGAAGAAGTAATTGATGCTACAAAAGTATCTGAATCTTATTCTAAGATTATGATTGCAGATTTTGTGATGAGTATGTCTAGAAAGGTAGAAGATAAGGTTGGAAAAACCGCAAGATTTCACATTATCAAAAACAGGTTTGGTATTGACGGAATAACATTTCCTTCAAAAATGGATACTGAACTTGGTAAAATTGATATCTATAAATCCACTTCAAAACAAGGCGTCCAACAACAGAAGAAAATGGACAACTCAGAAGAATTTCTGCGTAAAACTTTGGCAGAAAAGTTGCAAATTCATCAAAAAGAAGTAGACGGTTTTGAATAATCTAATATTTATTTAAGGAAAAAAAATAAAAATTTAAAAAGGAGTTTTAATGCAATTTCAGTTATCGGACAATTTTGTAGACAAATATAAAAGAAAAAAAGCACCATTTGGGTTCAATGGTCTTGGTGAATTAGTCTATATGAGAACCTATTCAAGAATTAAACAAGATGGAAAAAACGAAAGATGGTGGGAAACCGTAAGACGAGTAGTCGAGGGAACTTATTCAATGCAAAAACAATGGATAGATTCACACCAATTAGGTTGGAATCCATGGCAAGCACAAAAGTCAGCACAAGAAATGTATGACAGAATATTCAATATGAAGTTCTTACCGCCTGGTCGTGGTTTATGGGCTATGGGAACACCAATAACTGAAGAAAAAGGTTTATATGCGGCGTTAAACAATTGTGCATTCGTATCAACAAAAACAATCAAAGATGATTACGCAAAACCATTTTGTTTTTTAATGGACGCATCAATGTTAGGTGTTGGTGTAGGATTTGATACCAAAGGAGCGGGGGAAATAGTTGTAAAAGGTGTTGATAAAGAAAGACAAACAACTTATGAAATACCAGACACTCGTGAGGGTTGGGTTGAATCATTAAGATTGTTATTAGAAAGTTATTTTCACGGACAAGCAGAAGTAACATTCGATTATAGTAAAGTCAGATTAGCCGGAGAGCCAATCAAGGGTTTTGGAGGAGTAAGTTCAGGACCAGAACCATTAAAAGAAGTCCACGAAGATATTAGACAAGTATTGGAAGGTAATACAGGTCAACCAATTACAATCACTACAATTGTTGATATTATGAATCTTATAGGAAAATGTGTTGTAGCAGGTAATGTAAGAAGAACAGCAGAAATTGTATTTGGAGACCCTAATTCAGAAGAATATTTAGATTTAAAAAATTACAAAGTAAATCCACACAGAGACCAATTCGGTTGGACATCAAACAACTCAATATTTGCAGAACTCGGTATGGATTACACAGAAGTTGCAAAACGAATCGTAGATAATGGAGAACCTGGTTTAGCTTGGTTAGACAATATGAGACATTATTCTCGTATGAAAAATGGTGGAGATGATAAAGACCATAGAGTAATGGGTGGTAATCCTTGTTTGGAACAATCATTGGAATCATATGAGTTATGTTGTTTAGTGGAAACATTTCCAGACAATCACGACGATTTAGAAGATTACAAAAGAACTTTAAAGTTTGCTTATTTATATGCAAAAACTGTCACATTAGGTAGAACACATTGGTCAGACACCAATAGAGTTATGTTAAGAAATAGAAGAATAGGTTGTTCAGTAAGTGGTATCGCACAATTTATCACAAATCGTGGTATGGACGAACTAAGAACTTGGTTAGAAGAAGGATACGATACAATACAAGAGTGGGATAATAGTTATTCAGATTGGTTTGCTATTCCAAAATCAATCAAAACTACATCAGTTAAACCAAGTGGTACGGTTTCTTTATTAGCTGGAGCAACACCAGGACTACACTATCCAGAAAGTCGTTTTTACACAAGACGAATTAGAATATCAATTAACTCAGAATTAATTGAACCATTAAAGAAAGCAGGATATAAAATAGAACCAGCCTTTGGTTCTGAAGATTCAACATTAGTGGTAGAGATACCGGTTGATGTTGGAGAAGGTATAAGAACCGCGAGTGAATTAACCATTTGGGAACAATTCAGTATAGCGGCGTTCTTACAAAGACATTGGGCAGACAACCAAGTTAGTTGTACTGTAACATTTGACCCTGAAAAAGAGGGAGAACAAATACCGCATGTCCTTAATTATTATCAATATCATTTGAAAGGAATAAGTTTATTACCTAGACACGATTACGGAGCTTACCCACAGATGCCGTATGAAGCTATTGATGAAAAAGAATACAATAAACAAATTAAAAAATTAGGTAGATTAACATTTGGAGTTATTAAAAACGAAGAAGCAGAAGTTGATAAGTTTTGTAATAACGAATCTTGTGAAATACCAGGTTTAAATGTGGAAGAAAATTCTTAACTGGCAGACTACGCACCAGTATAAAAACGCGTTATCACAGTAACTAACAAGGAGAACGATTATGAATATTCGTAATCTAATTGTATCAGTTTTACTTATGAGTGGTTTGTTCGCACAAGCTATTCACGGAGTAATCCTTGATACTAACTCAAGGCCACTTGAAGGTGCCAATGTCGTAGTTGTTGGAACTACTTATGGTGCAGTATCAGATAAAAATGGTATCGCTCATATTGATATTCCAGCAGGGACTTATGATGTTGAAGCTTCCTTTATTGGTTATTCATCAGTAACTAAATCAGTAGTTGTTGGTGATAAAATGGCTACATATGAATTTGTATTATCACAAGACTATGTAGCTCTTTCAGATGTTGAGGTATTAGCATCTCGTGCATCTGAAAACACACCAGTTGCTTACACTAATGTAACAAAAGAGGAGTTTGAAACTCGTCTTGGTAGCCAAGATATTCCAATGATTCTTAACACAACACCAAGTGTATATGCAACTCAACAAGGTGGTGGTGCGGGTGATGCTCGTATCAACATTCGTGGTTTCAATCAAAGAAACATCGCAGTAATGATAAACGGAGTTCCACAAAACGATATGGA